CACCAGATAACTTTCCGAGTCCTTCAATCTTCTTACCATTTAAAGACTTCTGAACTTCCCCCATAATAGCAAAAGGTCTTAAATTAGTATCTTTTATAATCCATTGAGTCATTGGAACAAATACTTCAACGCTTATATTCACTGCTTTAAACTCATTATTTGATGCCAATCCACGCGCCCGCGCGATTCTGACAGCAATCAGTGAGTGAGCTGTTTCTTTTGGACCTACGCGAGGTACAATTTTAACTAGCTTTTCAAATATTTCGTCTTGTATTTGCTCTTGAGTCAAATCTTCATGACTCAATGGGTCTTTATCGGTATAATATAACAGTTTTAACAAATTTTGATTAGCTAAAAGTCTTTTAACTATATATTGTGCATTTATACCAATATCAGAACAGTTTCTTACAGTCATGCTTCACCTCCACGATTTAACCAGAAGAAATCATCTTCATTATCACCTGCCTCCTGCGTCGGTGGGTCAGAGAGGTCGCGCAGATACTGTGGATCAACTGATACAAACTCAACTCCTGGAGTTGATTGAATATCATAACCTGTCACAACATAGGCCTCGGTAAGTGGACCTTGTGAGACTTCTAAATAATCATCTTTTCTAATGTTTTCATTCAGTGGCATAATAAAGAAGCTTAATTTAAGATTTTCTGTATATAAAACCTTGCTTCTACTTCTAGACTTCAACTCGTCCTTTAACATATTGTCTTCTTGACCATAGAAGTATGCCCAAGTACTACATTGCTCGCCCTGTCTATTCTTCCATTGTAAGTAATGAGTCATTTTTAAAACAATATATCTATTATATCCACTAGCCTTTATATTTTCTAAATAATAAATAAGCCAAGGGCATAGTATATTATCCTTATCTGGTATCCAAAGAATAGTTCCATTTGGCATGTCTAAATGTACGTCAGTAAGTAAATACTGCATTGTTTTTGTTTCGTTTTGACGCAGCGGCACAAGTTCACCTTCACGCATTATACCTTCATAATCAAACTCTACATAATAAACTGATTTAGCTAATTGCCTTCTGAAGTTTTCTTCTCTTTGCCCTTGGATGCGAGATTGGAAATCAACTCCATAATGATTTAACCTCTTTAAATATACATCCTCATAGTATCCCATCTTCTCCTCCTGTTTGTTTAGAAAGTAAAGACATACAATCAAAGATTGTACTTCTAAAATACTCATAACGTAAATATCTTAAAGAGGAAATTTTATGAAATAGAGTATAATAGTTAATTGTTCTTTCATCAACGTCAAACCCTAAAAGTTCAATAATAATTGAATCCAGAAACTTTTCCCACTCTCTTCCTTTCTCGTATTCACAGAGTAATCCGAACAGTTTATTTTTTAAGCTATTCGCATACCCCTCATCCATACCAGGAACATATTTCATTTTAATCTCCCGCCAATTGACTATAAGTAAATGGTCGTCCCTTGCGCGAGCGATAGTAAATGCGCTCTAATTTAAGAGCCTTATATTCCTCTCTTTCAAGTAATTGTTTGAGCTTATCTATTAAGTTGGCTTGAGAGAAATCTCTCTCAACATATAAAGGCTTAACATTTTCCCATGTGAGAATTGTTCTATTAAGCCACTCACATTTCATATAAGTTGCAAGAATTTGAATTTCTTCGTTTGCAAAGTTTTCATCAACGAATACATCGTCTACAATTTCTAAACTAACCCTTGGAAACTTGAAATAAGGAATCGCCGCATCCAATAAGGAACGCCAATCTTGTTCTCTTTCTTCATCCGTCCAGTTTAGCCATTCGTCTTCTAACATTTTAGATAGAAACGCATCGTATATATCATAAACTGAAACCATCTTTTACCTCTTATTACTTAACTTCTTCTTGGTCCGCCTTATTCAGTTGAATGGTTCCAATAATATCAGTACCAATCATTTGCTTAATAATTTCAGCCTTGTCAAAGTTAGCAATCTCATTCTGAATAGCATATTGTGCTAATTCTCTAACTTGCTCAATAGGTAATTCACGAACCTTCTCTTTAAATTCCGCAGTAGGCATTACTGTTAAATAACGCTTTCTTTGCTGATCATTTAAGATAATAATATTGACTGGCTCTTCGGCATCTTCTGGCTCTAAACCAAGATACTTTTTCACTTCCATATCCTCAATACCAAGAGTGCCATCTCTAAAGAGTGCTTCTACTCCTGGATTATACATAGCTTCCTCAAGTTGTTCAAGAGGAATTGTTTTTACCGCACCCTTCTTCTCCCATACTCTACGGAGATTTAATTCTGGGATAACGATATTAACTCTACTAGAAATTAAATTCTCAACTTTAACTTTTGTTTCCATTATATTACTCCTTTTAACTCCTAATCGTAGAGGACTTACGTAGAATGCGGCGGTGTCGTACAAGCACAAACATGAACCGCGGTTCATGTCCGACCGCAAGCAACCGGCCGCACGAATACGTTGAGCCTCAACATACTTAAATAAATAAGGGAGGGGACGAACCCCTCCCCTTAAGATTCATTAAATATATTGAAGTGTTTCAGCATAAGTCTGTGGAATGCCACTATTCTTATAAATAGCCCAATTGTGGTATGTAAGAATAGCAGTTCCCAGCTTTCTATAAGTGTGAATCTCCATAGATTGGTCTCTGTTAACAAAGTCATACATCTGAG